ATACAAAGCAAAGTGTGGTCGAAAAATGGTCCGACCCGGATTTTAAGATTACGAAAGAAGAATGGAGAATAGAACACGCAACAAAACAAATAGGACTTAGACTCGATCAATACATAGACTTTGATATTGATAATGATGTTGTAAAAAGATTTACAGGAGATCACATAAAATCTTGTGGTGCAATATTTGGTAGAAAAAATAATCCATCAAGTCACTATCTATGGTCTGGCACATCGGATTATAAAAAATTTGCATTACCGAAAGAATTAGAAAATTATTATAAAAATTATCCACATGGTGCAACACTTTGTGAGATAAGACATGGCGCAAACAAATATACATTAGTTCCAGAAACAAAATATCATACAACAAACGAAATTGTAAAATGGGTTAAGTATGATGGTATAGATGAGTACCCAGGAAATATAAAAGTTGATCTTGGTAAGATAGCTCTGTCAGCTGCATTGTGTATCACATATGCAGGTTCTGGACAGAGAGATGATTACTGCACTGCAATGGCGGGTGTACTATTAAAACATACAGAATGGAACGTGGATGACATAGATGATTTTGTTTACAAGATTGCCATAGCAGCAAAAGATGAAGAGTTCGAAAAGAGAAAGAAAAAAGGAACCACACATAAAAAAGCAAATAGAAAATTTGGTATGCCAAAACTTGCGGAGATTATCGGGTGCTCTACAAAAACAATTGCAACATTATTTAGTTGGATAGGTGTACAAGAAGCAACAAGCGAAGAGGCAAAACAATCTATAGGTCAAATTATAGAGTACGGTAGTGACAGATATTTTGTAAAGATAAATGCAGTAGTGCAAGGTGAAGCAGTTGAAAAAACAATTACAGTTGATGGACCAACACTTAGAAATAAAAAATTATTTTATGATGCTGTAATTAGTAAAGCGTCTGTTTGGATTCCAGAGATGAAACCTGCAGATTTTGAAGAAATAATGCGTAGAAAATATGAAGCAAGAGAAAAATCAGAGAATTATGTTGAAGAAGCAGAAGAAGATCTAAGATTTGTAAAACATTTTACAAATTATATTGCAGAACAAAAAGCTTATACAAATAAAAAAGAATTAGCAAACTTTGGATTGCCTTACTACAACATAGAAAGAAATATTTTAGAATTTAATCTAGATAAGTTTGAAGACTATCTACATAGGCAAAAAATAAATTTAGCACGTGTAGATCTTGTCATAAAGTGTCAAAATATATTGAAAGCAAAAAAGAAACACGGAAAATTCAACGGTAAATCATGTGTATCATGGCAGATGATAGATAAAAAAATAGATAAAGAAGATTTAATTGTTGAAGGAGAATACCAGGAGATAACAGATGATAGAGCCTAAATTTATATCAGGACCGCCAGGAACAGGTAAGACTTCTACTTTTATAACACAAAAATATATAGAGCTTTTAAAACAATATACATATGACAAGATAATAATACTATCTCATACCAACGTTGCAGCTGATGAAATAAGAGATGAAATATTAAAATTACCAGAGGTAAAAGAAAAAGGATTAACTAAAAAAACTTTTAAATACAGAATATGCACAATACACAGATATTGCAAAAGTAAGCTGGTAGGTAGAAAAGAAAAATTTAGTTATCAAGATCACAAGAACATGTGCATGATAGAATCTTTATTTAAATTACAACCAGTTAAAGAATCTGATTTTGATAATGACAAACATATGTTTTATAAATATTTATCAGATGCTTTTGGTACTGGTAAAACTTTAAAAGAGTATTGGAAAATATGTGATAAAAACTCTTATAAACCTTACAGTCTAAATTCAATAGAAGAAATGTTAGTTCATTATAAAAAATATAAACATGACAATCATGTTTGTGATTATGATGACATGATAAGAGACTTCATAGATAAGGCTGTAGAACCAGACATAGATGCTTTGATAGTTGATGAAGCACAAGACAGTAACGTGCCACAAAGAAAAGCATTAGAAAAAATGTCAACTAAAGCAAAAGAATATTATTTAGTCGGTGATGCGGATCAAACCATATTTGAATTTGCAGGAGCAGATGCGGATTACTATCACAGATTATCAAGAAATGCAGAGCAATTAGAACAAGGATATAGATGCGGAAAAACAATCAATGCTTTGTGTAAAAAAATTATAAAACCAATATGGGATGAGTATGGATATGAACGTGTTTGGAAACCCACAGAATTTGTAGGTAATCATTATCGTTTACCTAATTTAGAAAATATGTCTAGTGCTATGGAAATTTTATTAGATAAAATAAGAAATACTAATGAAACTTTTTTATTTACTTACAGACAAACGCCTTCAGATTCATGGATTAAAAAATTTTTAAAAGACAATGGTATAGAGTTTGCACATGTAGGAAACACGGCTCACGTACCAAAAAAAGAATTAAGATGTCACAAACTATGGCCAGATTTTTGTAATGGTGCACCCATGTCACTTAAACAAATAAAAGATTTTTGGCAATATATGGGTAGTAAAGTTATTGTACGAGGTAAAGGCGAAGAGACTTTTGAAGATTGGGTAGATAAAGAATATACAATAGATTATTTAATAAATAAAAAATTTTTAAAAGACACCGCAGCACAAGAAAAAGATTTTTGTTTGATAAGAATACAAAAAGGTAAGAAAGAGGAATACGAAAAAAGATTATTATATATTAAAAAAATATTACAAAAAGGTTTTAATTTAGAGGGGGATGTGAGAGTTCAGTATGCCAACATACACACAGTAAAAGGTTTAACATTTGATAATGTTATAGTTGATGAATCTAGATTTAGAAAAGAAGATTATTTTACACAATTAAGATTAAAATATGTTGCTTATAGTCGTGGCAAATATGATTGCTGGACCATATCAACTCAAGATAAATTTAGAAGGAGGTTAGGAGAAAGATGACAAAGAAAAATGTTTGGGACAAGCAGCACGGCGGAAATCACTATCAAAAGTATGTCATACAGCCGAGCAAGTTTGTAGTTGAGAATAAGTTGTTATATCCTGAAGGTTGTGCTATAAAGTATATCATACGTCACCAGGACAAGAATGGTAAGGAAGATTTATTGAAAGCAATACATTTTATAGAAATGATTATAGAAAGAGATTACAATGTGTAATACACCAGAGGATTTAGATCTAAATGGTATAGACACGGTTGCGATAGATATAGAAACATATGATCCTAATCTTAAAACAAAAGGTTTAGGTGCGATACGTAATGATGGTTTTATTTGTGGTATCGCAGTTGCAACCAGTAAAGATATTGCATACTTTCCTCTACGTCACTCAGACACTGACATAGACTATAAAAGAATAGATAAGATATGGAAGGTTTTAAACAATAAAATATTTCAAAACGAAAACATCACAAAAGTATTTCATAACGCGATGTACGACGTTTGTTGGATTAGAGCGGTAACAGGTATGATGATCAAAGGTAGAATAGTTGACACGATGATAGCAGCATCTGTTATTGATGAGAATAGATTTAGATATTCACTCGATTCATTATCAAAAGATTATCTTAACGAAGAGAAATACAAATACGATTTACAACAGAAAACTTTAGAATGGTCTGGTGGTACAGTCAAAGACCCAATGACTAACATGCATAAACTTCCTGCATCAATTGTAAAAGAATATGCAAAGCAGGACGTAAACTTAACTTATAAATTATGGAATATTTTTAATAAAAAAATCGACGAAGTATTATACACCAAAGAGGACGGAGAGCAAAAAACTTGTAGACAAATATTTGAATTAGAAACAAAATTATTTTTATGTTTAGTTGAAATGAAATTCAAAGGTGTTAAAATAGATGTCGCAAAAGCGATCGAGTTTGGAAGACATCTCAAAAAACGCAGAGATCAAATCATAAAAGCTATAGAGAACATCACAACAATTAAAGTTGACATATGGGCTGCAGCCTCAATTAAAAAATTATTAGATCATTTGTGCATAAAAGATTACAAGGTCACTCCTAAATCTAAGATGCCTCAACTACCAAAAGATTATCTTAAAACACACAGTAACAAATGTTTACGAATGATTGCAAAAGCAAGAGAGTATGACAAGGCGGCAAATACTTTTATAGATGGATTATTAGAATATGTGCACGAAGGTAGAATACATGCAGATATAAATCAGATTAGATCAGATTCAGGAGGCACAGTTACAGGTAGATTTAGTATGTCAAATCCTAATCTACAACAGATACCTGCAAAAGGTTTTATAGGTCAAAAGATGAGAGAGTTATTTATACCGGAAGAGGGCTGTAAATGGGGTAGTTTTGACTATTCACAACAGGAGCCACGTATTGTGGTGCACTATGCTATAAAACTGGGCCTACCAGGCACAGAGAACCTTCAAGAAGAATTTGATAGGGATGATGCAGATTTTCATCAAATTGTTGCTGACATGGCTAATATCTCCAGGAAACAGGCAAAAATAATCAATTTAGGTCTATTCTATGGTATGGGTAAGATCAAGCTACAAAAAGAGCTAGGCTTAGATCAACGACAAGCAAGAGAACTATTTAATGAATATCATGGTCGTGTGCCTTTTGTACGTCAACTATCACAAGAACTAATAACTTTTGCTAAAGATAATAGATTGTTGTTTACATTGTACGATAGATTTTGCAGGTTTGATAAATGGGAGACTACCAACAAAGAATGGAACCCTGAGATAAATAGATTTAACGAAGTGCCATTGTATACGAAAGAGCAAGCAATGGAAGCATTTAAAGCAGAGATGTTAGATAAGTATAAAGAAAATAAAATAGAATCAAATTACATGGATTATTTTGATAGATACTATACACCTGCTTTTACTTACAAAGCCTTAAATAGATTGATACAGGGGTCAGCTGCAGATATGACAAAGAAAGCTATGGTTGACTTATATGAAAAAGGTATAATACCTCACATACAAATACACGATGAGCTTTGTTTTTCAATCACGGACCACGAACCAGAGCTTATCAAAAATATGATGGAACAAACCATACCTCTTGAGGTTAAGAATAAAGTTGACTTTGAATCTGGACCAAATTGGGGTACAATAAAATGAGGATTTATGGCTTATTTAAATGGAAACATACCTGTAGAATACGCACAAATTAGGAGAGAGTATTTATATGACCTTAAAAAGCATCATGGAGAAGTTGAAGATTGCATTATCTTCGGCGTTACCTGTATTACTGGGCGTGCTTTATTATTTCATGCTATCATGGAAAACGGTGCAGTCTTTTACAGACTCCCTATTACGGCGTTTATTCAACGTGGATTCAAAGTTACTGACGTCCCAAGGAGACGACTTGATGAGCTTCAGCTCTGGAACTGTTTTAGTTATTATCCTGCTATTACTAGTTGGGATATTTTAGAAGCACAATCAGGAAAATACATAGGTAAAGATAAAAAATGGCACTGGGGTCGTTATTTATTTACTGTTGACTTTGCACATCCAGAGCCTAATATACTGGACACTGATCATTCTGAGATCCCGCACGAACACAAGTGCGCTCACGTACTTGCACTAAATGATGGCAACTACGCGGCACAACCTAACAACAGATTAATTTGGGATATACCATCGTTTACGGTGAAAGACCAAATACCTGATTGGAAGGTTCAAACTAACTATTGGAACGTAGAAGATACACAACAGTGGCGAACAGAAGACACTGATAACTTCTTCTATGAGATAGAGGAGAAAAAAAATGATGGATAAATGTAAAAGAATTTGTTGTAAAATCTGGGACATAATTTGTTGGCCCTGGAGAAAATTTGTAAAGTGGTTATTCACAAAGTAATTTATGTCTAATAAACCACTCAATATATCTGAAGAGGCAGCTGTCCAAATGCCTATGAAGACGGTTGCCTCTTTGATCATCATCGTGGCACTCGGCACTATGGGTTACTTTCAAATCTTAGAACGTCTTAACATAGCAGACACAAAGCTACAGATAATGGAACAAGATTTAATAGAGAATACAGAATTTAGAATTAAATGGCCACGTGGACAGTTAGGCTCATTACCAGCAGACTCAGAGCAATTTATGATGATTGAGGATCTTTATAAGACCACTGATAAATTGAACAAACACATAGAATCTATGGCACTAAACAAAGTCAACATAGAATTTTTACGTAAACAAATGGATAAAGTTTTAATTGATATTGAAAAATTAAAAGATGCCAACAGAGATCTTGGCTACAAAAACGGGAACTACAATGATTGAGCATGTAGTGGCCCTAATTATGTTTGTAGGAGCAGAGATCAAGGAACACCGTATACAAAAAAATATGGCTTCATGTCTTCGTGGTAAGCGTCATGCTGAGAGACAATACACACCTAACGTCACGTACAAATGTTTAAAAACTAAAGCAGAGACAGAAATATATTTAGGTGAAAAAAGTATAAAAAAGATTATACTACATTAACCATGTCAGGGAAAAGAAACTATTGGAGATTCACACCAGAAGTGGTGAACGGCAAATGTCCGACGTGTGAAGAAGAAACTTTGTTAGTTTCAATTGCAAGAGAGTATTACAGATGTGTTACTTGTGGCACAGATTTACAACAACACATAAATGGTAAGATAAGTTATCTGCCTCATGTAGTATCAACCACACAATTTACAGAATTATTTGAAGATGGCGAGAAAATTTAAAGCATTTGTCGAAAGACCAAAGCCTCGTAAACGTCCACGGCGTCACTCTAAAAAGCTAAATAAACACGTCAAAAGACAGTCAAAAAAATACAATAGACAAGGTCGTCCACAATAGACTTGACAATATCCTAAAAAATCCTACATTGTAGGCATGAAAGAAAAAATAATAACTATAAAAGTAAAAGATATCACTTCAAAACAGTGGTCTAATCTGTTGCTTGAATTAAACCTTGTAAAAAAAGCATGGAAACCGTATGGTGTTAACATGGATTTGCATGCACCTAAATTTAAAAGCATTGTAAAATGGGGGACAAGTGTCAAAGACTACACAAGACCAACTAGACGAACTAGCAAATCTGTATAACAAAACCAAAGATCCAAAACATAAGGATCAATGGAATAAATTAGTAGAGGAGCGTTATGGAAGAACCAGTGCACTTCATTATACTATTATTGTTGAACCAGGAGGGTTTGATAGTAAAGGAAGTATTAGAGTTTACAAGAGGAATGACACTGTTTGAGTGTCTTGGTTTTGGCGATCAGCACAGAGAAGCAATATCTACATATTTTGAAGAAATAAATAGATGGGTATTGAATGATGGGTCAGGTCGTATGTTCTTTGGCTATCAATGCTTTCAAGATCCAGACAAAATTATAAACACCTACCCTTGAGAGAGGGAAAAATAAGGGTAGGTAATGGTGAGAAGATTCTTCACGCATTATCATTTACGATTAAAAATGTCAAATAATATTTGATGGTTGGCAGTCAAACTTAATATATATGCCGTGTTCATTGACATCTTTTCTGCCAATAGCCTCTAATTTTTTGTACGATTCCTGGTATCCAAACTGCAAACAATCGTATTTATCATTAAATAATTGTGGCCACGGGTGTGGTGGTAAACAAATACTTTCCACACTAGAACACATAATTAAAGTTAATAATATTTTCATTGACAATCCTATATTATCACCTATATAAGGGTTATTAATATGAAAGGAAACACAAATGACAGACATGAGTAAATACAAAAATGTTTCTCTATCAAAAGAAACATATAAGGTTTTGGAGACGTTGTCGAAGGTTATATTGCCCGATGCAAAATTATCCGTAGCCAAAACAATAGAAGCAATAGCAAACGAGAAAGCAAAAAAGTTAAATGGCAAACTTAAAAAAAGTTAAATTAATCTGTAATATGTGCCAAGGTAACGGTTATATTAGAGTAGCAACTGGTGATACATCAAAAGACTTTAGAGAGAATAGTGAAGTACATCAGTGTTGGGAGTGTGATAGCCAAGGAGAATTTTATGAATACGTATCGGAAGATAATATTGTTAATGTTCCTGACGATGATCATACTATTAATTAATGATATCGGAAACTGACATTGCATATATTGCAGGACTGTTTGATGGTGAGGGATCAATACAGATTAAACGTGCGATAGAGAAGAAAAAGAAACACAACGGCAAACCCGGTTATCGTTTATCTAACTCCATGCGCATCAATATGGAGGTAACTATGACTGATGAATCTGTATTGAGATGGCTACACGAAGTATTAGGTGTTGGAACTCTTAGACCTAAGAAAGTAAAAGGTAAACGTAAAGATGGTACAAAGTATCTACCACAATGGAAATGGCGAGCAACATTTAGAGATGCTTATTATGTTTGTAGATTGTTATGGCCATATGCACATACAAAATTACCGAAGATACAACAAGTAATTGATCATTATGGTGATAGTAAAATTATGAATGGTAATGTTATAGATTTAGAGTCTTATAAACTATGGATGAGTGCTGAATGATATTGCCCCGGAATGCAAAAGGCCGATTTATAACTCGATCCATACCTATAATAGATGGAAAAAAAGAATGCACGAAATGTAATCAAATGGTTGACATAAAATATTTTCTTTATGAGAGAAAAATTAAACGACATAAGGCTGAATGTAATAGTTGTCGTAAGACACGAGTGAATAAAGCTGGTTTGCAAAAAAGAAGAAAACTTGGAATTACACCGAAAGAAAAACCTATAATAGATGGAAAAAAAGAATGTACGAAATGTAATCAAATGGTTGATATAAAATATTTTTGGAAAGAGAAAAGACTTAAAACTAAAGGTAATTTAATTGCAGCATGTATTTCTTGTAAAACTAAATGTAACAAAGAATGGAGAAAAAAAAATAAAAAAAAATTAAAATTAAAAAGACAAATGGATTGGAAAAATTTGTCAGAGGAAGATAGAAAGAAAAAATATGAAAAAATTTATTTTTGGAGACACCACACTGAGGGAGGAAAGAAATTTGAGGAAAGAAGATTAAAAGAAGGAAGGAAACGTTATTATAAAATAAAAAATGATCCGGTTGCTAATAGTTTGTTTTTAGAAAAATTAAGAAAATATGAAACTGAAAAAAGAAAAAATAACCCTCAATTTAGACTTAAAAAAAATTTAAGTAGAAGAGTCAGATCAGCTATCACCAAATTTAAAACTAGTAAAAATATTTCTACTCTTGAATTAACAGGGATTAAAAATATTCAATTTTTAATGCATCATATTGCTAAACAATTTAAACCTAATGCAGAAGGAGTTCCGATGACGTGGGATAATTATGGTAAATGGCATATAGATCACATAAAACCTTGTTCCTCTTTTGACTTAACATGTCCTATTCAACAAAAATTATGTTTTAATTATACTAATTTACAACCTCTATGGGCAGTAGATAATTTAAAAAAACAAGATAAAATAAACTATAAATGAGTGCTGAATGAGTTTTTATCACGGACTAGGTATGTTTATATTTGGTATGAGTGCATTGATCGTTGGATCTATTGTTGCTTATTTTATAATTAATGAAGTTATGAAGGATGATGAAGATGAGTGAAAAAGGTAGAAAATGGGATGGTAAATCTAGAGTATCAAATGACTTATATCGTAAAAGATTTGATGAGATTTTTGGTAAAAGAAAAATGGTAACTGTTAAAAAAGAAAATAATGTTACAATTGAAGTTGAAGAATGTTTATTGAAGGATGATGAAGATGATGGAAGATAAAGACATACAGGAATACCATAACATTGGTAAAGAGATAAAGTTTAATAATAAATATCAGTATGTTACTGGTACACAGATCGAGGACCACGGAACACGGCTCTATGATGTAAATGGTTCTAGACTTCCTAGTGTAACTACGATATTAGGCGCCACCAAAGATCAACAATTTATAAAAGATTGGAAGGCTAAAGTTGGAGAACAAGAAGCTGAACGAATTAAGAATCTATCATCACGGAGAGGGACTAGCATGCACAAGTTCCTGGAAGCCTATATTACAGGCACTGGATACGATGATCTTACGGAACTCGGACAGGCGGCGAAGCCCATGGCCGAAAAAGTTATTGAGATTGGTCTTGCGCCGGTTGAAGAGTATTACGGTTCTGAAGTCACATTGTTTTATCCTGGGCTATACGCTGGGTCTACTGACTTGGTTTGTAATCATAATGGCCTGGAGAGCATTGTAGACTTTAAACAATCTAATAGACCGAAGAAGAAAGAATGGATTGAAGATTATTATCTTCAAATTGCTGCATACGCCATGGCACATGATTATGTGCATGGGTCACAGATACGTCAAGGAGTGATAATGATGTGTACTCCTGACCTATATTACCAAGAATTTAGGATCACGGACCATGAACTACGGACCTATAAACATAAGTTTTTGAAAAGATTGGACATGTACCATGACCTAAAATTTAGTGAGAAGGAGCAACACAATACTCAAAAAGAGAACGAAGAATACCTAGAGGAGTTAAAAAAGAAACTATGACAGATCAAACTAGATGGGGAATACCAGAAGTACACAGTAGAAATAAGGTAAAGAAATACCAGGATGATAATTTTAATACAGCTGTGAAGGCCGCAGAGGCTCTCACACGCATAAATTTAATACACTTGATGACTAGACTAGAAAAAACTTTAAAAGAAAAGGAGGAGAAGTATGAACGAGAAACTAAAGAGCGTGCTGACAAAAAAATACAGAGCGGAGATTGAGGACGCAAAATATAAGATACACTGCTACAGTGAGCAGGAGCTGATTATACCAGAGCATCCAGATATCACGGGTGAGGTAGATAAGTTGTTGGAAGCGTTGTCTAATGCAGAAGAGAAGTTGGCAGTAATGGAGCTACATTATGGCAAAACTAAGGCAAGAGAGGTATTATAATGCGATACCTAGGGTATCGCAGAGGGGTCGCAGAGGGGTCGCAAGGGTGTCGCAAATTTAGGGTAACAGATGTTTGTTCACTGTTTGCCCCAATTTTTGCGACACTTGCGATACCCTTGCGATACCCTTGCGATGGGGGGGGTGTCGCAACTATTCGTCAATAATACCAACACTTATAGATCAATTTTGACCATTTGCGATACCTCTCAACTTTTTTTTATTTTTAGCGCAACAAAAAAAAATTTAGACATGTAGGGGTCGCAATGATAAAAACATATTATGCCCAGAAAAAGACGTAAAGCTATCAACACTGAAACAACTCCTGATATACCTTTTCAGAAAGTCAGAGTGGAGTGGGTCGACTGTGTAAGTGACTCTGGCTGGGCTAGTGAGAAAGAGTTTAACAAGATGAAGTTAGCAACACCAGTCAATGAAGGTTGGTTGTATGAGAAAACAAAAAACCATATCAAGATGTTTGCTTCTTACGATAAAGATGAAGATGGTATTACTTT